ACAAAGCAAACTTAGAATCTTCAGCCAAACTATCAAAATTAAATCTAAATGCTATGCTTTGAAATGGATTAATTGCATTGTCAGCACTACCTCCTTGACCTACAACAGGTATCTTAATGGTATTATAGTATGTTTGAGATGCATGAGTTTGAGGAATAGTAGAACCTGTTGCATTTAGAACAACCCAAGTTCCGTTATTGTTAACCATATACTCAATCTCAGAATCGTTGATAGCTGTGCTACCGCTATGCCTGTAATTTATATACATATTGTAAACTTTCTTACTTAAACCCGGTTCTCCAAAATCTAAGTCTGGAGTCTGTAACCTGTAGTAAGTATGTGGTTGCTCAGCAGTTTGATGATAAGTTAGTATTACTTTACCTGTACCAGCTCCATTTACATTTACATCATCTGTATCGTAAGCAACTATAAGCTGTCCTTGGCTATCGTTTACCATGTTAGATATGTGTGCATCATAAGTAGTCCCAGAGCTAAGTCCAGCATTATTTGTATTTGGAGCCGCATCTTTACCAAAGTACCAGCTCTTGTATCTAAAGTCGTAATAAAAAGCATCTTCAGCATCTAAAGCTTTATCTATAAATATAGCTTGTTTTGTTTCTGGTATATACCCTACAACAGCGTTAGAAAAGTTTGACCATCCTACTCCAGATATAAGCGTTTGACCTGTGTCTGCTATCTTTCCTTCAGTTAAATTAGCAACAGAAGAACCATCAAATAAATATGCACCATTATTATTAGCAAATAATATTCCATATTCTGTGTTACAAACAGAGTAAGGAAACTGAACACCTGCATACGGAACTGTTTGTTCTAGAAACCAACCAGCAGGAGATACTGAAGCTATATTTAATATTTGAAGTGTTCTTTGTTTAAAAGCAAGCAACCTATCTGCATAAAAAGCTAAGCAACTATAGTCTTCTCCATCCCCTTTAGTAACATCTAATTTATTATGAGCTGGAAACGTATCATATTTGTCTATCTCACTAAACATTATACGGTCTCCAAAATGCTCAAATGATGTGCTTTCTGAAGTAGAACCAACGCCTCCCTCATCATACTTTACATTTGCAACAAAAGCTCTTGAGCCAGCAACTACTGCTGTTTTATAACCAGACCCTGTTTGACCAAAGGCTATCTGCTTAGTTGACGGAGAAAAACCATTTAATAAAACATAGTCTTCTATGTTAGGCCTAGAAGATTTTAAATCAAAATCTCCATGAGTTACGGTATTAGATATTCTAAATTCTCCATCTCCATCTGCCTTCCAAGGATAATACTCATCTCCTAAATGAACTCTAGCTCCATCCTTAACACTTATATCAACAAATAAAATCCATTCGTCATTACTACCTGCTTCTCTTATATATATTCTACCACCACTTAATCTCTTTGGATAATCGCTAGTTGAGCTTGTCCCTATTGTATTTGCGTAAACATTTATATTAAACTTCTTTCCATCGTCATGCGTAAATGAACCACCTGAAAATTCTTGTATTAAAGACTCTTGATTACCGTCATATATAAAAGTACCACCAAACTCATAATCTTTACCTTCCCATTCTCCATCTTCTGTGCTTTTTTCTACACATAACCCCCAACCTGCTCCTCCAGCTACATTATACTCAGCCGTTCCATTTAAAGAAGCACTACCAGTTCTTTTACATGCAGTAGGTCTTGCTAATGTATTTGATTCTTCGTACATATTAGGTTCTACTACTGTGCCAATAGTTCCACTTGTTAATAAAAACTGGTCTCTTTCTATATGTCCATACCATTTAGGAGTTGATTCATTTCTATGGTTTCCATCAGCTACCCTTAATGAGTTGTTTGCATAATAGTAAACAAACTCTGGTTTTTCATTACCATCAGCCTCATTTAAAAGTGTTACAGCATCTGTAGTAAAATCATCGTTACTGTCAACATAAATATCTACCTTTCCATCATCAGTATTTCCCAAAGCTAAAAAGAAATCTCCAACAAAACCTGTTCTTTTAAATGTTATATCTGTATTATCTGCAACAGATTCGTCTACAAGCGAAGTTTCTTTTAGGTCAAGGACTACTCCAGATAAACCTGCAGTAGCTGTAAATATATGGCTAAAGGTAAGTTGCTTTGTATGGGTTGCGGTAGCATTAGCACTCATTTCAAATGTTGTAGCATTTGTAATACTTGCAATTGTCGCTCCTGAAGGAACTCCTGCACCTGTAATCCGTTTTCCAACTATTAAATTATTTGTAGCGTCTACTCCCCCACTATGAGTAACCGTAGCATCTCCATTAGTTAGGTTGCAATTATGATTAAAAAAATCAACATCAAAAGTAGCACTACTAGTCAGACTTAATAAAGACTGGACAGTAAAAGTTCCGTTGTTTGCAGAGTTGCTTGCTCCACTAATTATTATTTTTATAGGTAAACCAGTAGAACTTGGAACTACATTATTTGTAACCCAAAAATCAATATCATTTATAAATATCTTATTAGTGTCATAAAAAGCTAAAGCATACTTACCACCAGTAGGGTCTGTGCCATCTACATTTCCACCAGAACTTCCAAGAGAACGTACAGTAGCACCCCTAACACCAACAGGGTCATCTGCCTCAAAGTAATGTAAGCCGTATCCGGGATTTAAAGAAGCTGTATGCACAGGTACTGTGTTCTGACTTAGTGTCAATGCTGAACCATCAGTTGCTGTATGCCATTCTGAGCGTGGTATCAACTCTCCATTCTTAGAAACATTCCAATTTATACACTCTGCAGACTCACCAACAGCTAAATCCCTAGGGTTTTTTACATTATTAATCCCTCTTCCAAAGCTATTTAATGTAAAGAATTTTTTTGCCATTTAATCTCTTACTTCTATATGAACTAAATCGTCAAAGCCATTATCTTTTACATCTCCGTCACTATCCCAGTCTCCACCCCATCTTATTTTCAAACCTAACTGATGAGCTATACCTCTTATCATTCCACCCATGTAATGAAATCCGTCTCTGTTTTCCCAATCTATTGGATAGGGAGCTAAATCTACCGCCTTACCTTCCATGTGCCTTGAATACTTTACTTTCGTGGCTCCCTTTTCCAATAATTCTTTTTGTCTTTCTTCACTTCGCAAACCTTCTATGATAGTAACATCCATTATCTTAATCAACTCATCTAATACTTTGATAAGTCTATGGTCTACACCCTTTAATCTTTCTTTACTTTTTCTTCCAAACTTATACATAAGATACCTACTTCTTTTTTCTTCTGGTAACTTTTTTTCTAGTAACTTTTCTTTTGGTAGCTTTCTTTTTGCCACCACGAATTAAATCTGAGTCTGCTTTTCTAGCACCACCTTTACCTGTAGCAAAGCTTCTAACTCTACCTGCCGCCCATTGATGAGCACTAGTTCCCGGTCTAGAACCGCTAGAGTAATAGGCTCCAAGACCTCTTTGATAAACTTTACTTAAAGTAGATTTTGATATTCCAGAACTTTTAGAATACTTAGCAATAACAGAGGCTTTACCTCCTCCGCTTTTTGGCTTTGCTTTTCCTTTTGCCACTTTTACTCCTTTGCTTTGATATTTTATCCATCATAGCAGGTGTTAACCTACCAGATTTATAGAGCTTTTTAGTTCTAAGTATCTCAGACTCTGATTTCTTTTTGTTTTTAGAACCTTTAACATATTTTTTAGGAACACCTCTTTTTGTTTTAGGAACTTTCTTAAATTTTCTAGCCATTATTTCTTAATCTTTTTAATTTTTCCATTCTTAGTTCTAGCAAACTTATGAGTTTTAGTTTCTCTTATTAATGTTCCAGAATAAATTTTGTCGCCCCATTTCCAACTAACTCTTTTAGCCATTACTTTTTCTTCGGTTTAGAGTGTTTCATTTGTACTTTAAAGTCAGCCATTATACTAGCTCCCTTATGAGCTTTGAATTTACCACTATGCTTCATAAGTTTGTAACTTGAACCAGACTTCATCCAATGATAGCCTTTAGGTGCTCTTACTTTTTTGTTCATTTCTTTTTTTTCCTTGCTTTCTTAGCTTTGTTTCTTGCACTAATAGCTTTAGCTTTTTTTCTAGCATCTGCCTTTGAGCTAGCACCCCAAGCTTTTAATGAAAGTAGCAACCTTGTGGGTTTGCCATTTTTTCTTTCAGGCCCGGGCATATTCCCCATCCTAGCAAGAAAGCTAGCTCTTCTAGGATTGTCACCAGACTTTACAGGTGCTCTTAAGGTTCCACCTTTGTAGCTCT